TCAGTGGGAGATAATTGAGTTTCCTGCGATCATGCCATCAGGTAAACCTGTATGGCCACAGTATTGGAAGTTAGATGAACTCGAAGGAGTCAAAGCCAGTTTAAGTGTAGGTAAATGGAACGCGCAGTGGATGCAAAATCCAACAGCGGAAGAAGGATCGTTGATTAAACGTGAATGGTGGCGAGTATGGGACAAAGGTTATATTCCACCATTGCAACATGTAATACAATCTTATGATACAGCTTTCTTAAAAAAAGAAACTGCTGATTATTCTGCCATCACCACCTGGGGTGTATTCTATCCAGATGATGATAGTCCAGCTAATTTAATATTGTTAGATGCATTTAAAGATAGATTAGAATTTCCAGAACTACGTAAAGAAGCATTAGATCAATACAAATATTGGAATCCTGAAACTGTTATTATTGAGTCTAAAGCATCTGGTTTGCCTTTAACTTACGAGTTGCGAAAGATGGGCATTCCTGTTATAAATTACACACCTAGCAAAGGACAAGACAAACATGCTAGAGTTAACGCTGTATCCCCGCTATTTGAGTCGGGTGTAATATGGGCGCCGGATGAAAAGTTCGCTGAAGAGGTTATAGAAGAATGTGCATCATTTCCTTATGGTGATCATGATGATTTGGTGGATAGTACAACACAAGCGGTAATGCGCTTTAGACAGGGAGGGTTTGTATCTCACCCTGAAGATGAAAAAGACAATGCATTGCCACGAACGGAGAGAACATATTACTAATGTCGCAAAAGATATTATTACAGACCTTACTAAAATTTAGAGATCGAATAAAAGATGGATCTGCGAAGGTTCAAGATATTATTACAGATTATTTCAATCAAACAGGTAAGTCAGTCACTGATGATGAACGTGCATTTATTTTAGATGAGTTTGCAAAAGATGCACCAAGCAACATAGAAGAAGTTTTCTTTGGGCCAGGGGATTCAAGATTTTATAAACCAAAATCAGAAACACCATTTACAGATAAAGTAAGAGAACAAAACCCTGATGTGGAAATACGAGGCGATGAAGATTTTGGTGAATTATTAAAAAAGTTAGGACCAGCCAAAGAAGAAGGCATCGGTTCGCTATTCCCTAAAGGTAAGGGTGCTGCATTTGAAAAGATAGATGACAGAGATGAGGTAGCAGAGTTTATAAGAAACATGCGTGGTGCTGGTATTAAAAATCCAGATATCAGAGGTGTGTTTAAAGAGTTTGGCACAGACATTAAAGGTGGTAAACGAGCCGCGACTACATTAGCGCGTGCCGCGGACATGGGAGCGGACACAGCTAAAAAACAAGAGTTGTTATCTGAACTTGACGAAATGAAGATGGACAGAGGACCGAGGTTCTTCCAAGAAGAATATATGGGCTTTGATGATTTTAACGCTGCAATGGATGCTAAGAAGATAGAAGTTAACAATGCAATTGTTGATGATCTAGAAAAAATGGGTGTGGAAGACGACACTGTTATGTTTATTATGGGTAAAGCCAGAGAAATTAATCGAAAACCTTTTTATACTTCAGGTGAAGAATTTGTAGATATTATAAAAGAAGAATTAGAATTCCAAGGTGTCGACTACGACGTAGAGTTTTATAAAAAATATTTTAAAGAAATAGAATCTTTATTAAGAAAACCTGAGCCAAGATTCATGTACGGCGGAGCAGTTTAGTGGCTGAAAATATAATTAACAGAACTTTACGTGCAATAGATCAAGGCATAGGTGATCTATATAACAGAGATCAAATAGCAGCATTAGAAGGTAAATATGGAATGGGTGCAACAGGTTTACCCTCAACAGCTAGACATATGGCTGCAATGAATGAGTTAAGTAAATCATTAAGTCCTATGAATAATCCTGTCGGTAATTTTGTTGGAGATACTTTAGCTTTTGGTGCAGGGCTTATAAATGAAGCTCCTGCTTTAGCTAGAGGACTAAATGCACAAAACTTAGCTGAAATAAAAGAAGATATAGTAGATAATTTTGCTGGAACATTTGGAACACCAAATGTAACAACAGCTCAACAAATTTTTGAAAATGTATACTCAACACCACAAAATGTTCAAACTGCATTCTCACCAACTTATGGAACAGCACAAGCGACTGAAGTAACACCACAAACTGAACCAATGGACATCGAAGATTTTTTAGGAACAAGCACACCACGAGATTTAGGATTTATAGGTAACGCACCAACTGTAAAAGAGGCTGTAGGTATTACAGACAGGGGCAGAGGAATGACTGGACCCGCTGTAGAGATGATTGGTGGTCAGGCAGTTCCTGTTGGTGATGTGTTAGGAAGACAGATGGCTTTAGAAAAAGCAGATTTTGTAGAAGAAACACCACGAGGGTTAGCAGCATTAGCACAAAATTTTAACCCACTAGCATTTGCAGCAGGATTGATTAATCCAGCGTTAGGATTTGCTGTGAATATGGGCTCAAGAGCTAGATCAGGTTTAGGTTCTTTAGGAAGTAAACTTGCTGACTTTAGAGAGAGAACTACAGGATACAGAACACAAGCAGCTTACGAGCAAGCAAGAACTGAAAGACAACAACAAAAAAGAACAGACAGAATGATTGATAGAATTGCAGCCGGTAAGAAAACAAGAAGCAATCCAAGAGATGCAGGAACAACTAAAGCTCAAAAAGATGCAATCTCTGCAGCACTACAAGATAAACAAAGAGGTGCACAATATGGTCCACAAGGAGATCAAGGATCGGGAGGATCTACTAAAATAGTCTGCACAATGATGAACGAGAGATATGGCTTTGGTTCATTTAGAAATAAAATATGGATGAAGTTTCATGAAGGATATTCAAAAGATTATATTAAAGGTTACCACGCAATATTCTTACCATTAGTTAAAATTGCAAAAGGTGAAGGTAAAATAAACACAGCGGTTAGAAAAGTTCTAGAACATATGGGCAGACACGTAACTGCTGATATGTTTAAAATAATGAAAGGCAAAAAACGAGATCCGCTCGGTAGAATATACAGAGCTATTTTTGAACCAACTTGTCATATTATTGGAAAAATTAAATCCGCTCTAGGGAGGGGATAATGGGCAGCAACGTAAGAAGCAACGAAGCTTTAAAATTTATAGCTTATATTCAAGAAAGAATTAAAAACAATCCTGACCCTACTTTACCTCAAGCTGTTTTTTATGATGAGACAGCTGAAGATTTACTTAAAAAATCAGGAGCAAAAATTAGAAAAACAAATGCTAATTTAATTATGCAAAGAGTTTTTGGTATATCTACAAAAGGGGCGGACCTTTTGAGATTTTTTCCTGACTATGAAGAAAGAGCTATTGAACTTTTAAATGAAGGATTAACCGTTAGAGAAGTTACAGATATTTTAGAGGCAGAAAATTTAATTAGAGTTAGACCAACTAAAGCAGGAGGACTATCAAGTTGGACTGCACAATTTAAAAAACTTTTAAAAGACGGAAAATTAAAAGTTGATAAAATTACCCAATCTAAATCAGGAACCGATTTAAAAGTTCAAAGACAAAAAGATGTTTTAGTAAAAGAATTTTTAGATAAAAATCCAGAAATTGAAAACCCAACTCACATAGCAAAAACAATTATGAAAAATTCTAACGTGCCTATGACTGCTAGGTTCGTAGAAACATCTGTTAAAAGACAAAACATAGATAAAGAATTAATTACAAAACACGAAGCTATTTTTCCCGAAGTAAAAGCTTTAGATGAAGTTATCAAAACTAGTAATGATGTTTTATTAAACGAAGCAATACCTGATACAGAAAGAGTGAGAACATTAATTAGAAGATTTGCAGAAAAAACAAAACTTCCTATGGAACAGGCAAGTGAAAAATTTTCTAGTAGAATTTTTAGATTAGCGAATTTGTATGCAGGAACTGCAGGTAAGTTAAGGTATGCTGCAAAAAAATATGAAACTATCAAACCTCCACCAAATTATTTAGATAGTCCACTTCATAAAAATATAATTTTAATGACGTCGTCTGCAAAAAGATTAAGTAATTCTGGAATGGCTAGACTTTTAGGTTTACCAGAAAAAGATATTAAAGTTATCGATGACACAGCTGCAGCTATGAAAGGATTTGGTTTTGATATTGCTGGCGATCACACAGATATTAAAGGATTAATGAAAAACTTTCCAAACTATAAAAATAATTTTACTAGAATAGAATACATAAAAGATTCGTTAAATAAATTTAAAAGAAGATATGATGTAAAGATAGCTAATCTAGCAAGAGATGCTAGAGGCGCAAGTCCTTCAGTACAACAAGAAATATTAGAAAAAGTAAAAGATCTTAGAGATGATTTTAAAGGACAAACAGGTTATGACATAGGAGACTTTCAAATTAAAAATCAACAAGTGGTTATAGATCCAAGAACTCCAAGACTAGGAGACTCTCCTACTCCAATTAACACTGCTTTAAAAAAAGCAGTTTTTAATTTTGAAAATTATGTTAGTCCACAAATAGGAAAGCTTGAAGCAACTATTCCGGAAACAGATTTAAGAGTTAATCCAATTGATAAAATAGCATTTAGTCAAACCTCAAAACCTTTTGAAGTAGAAGAAGTTATAAATAAATATAAAGGAACTGATATTGCTAAAAATAGTAAATATTTAATATCTATGTCTAAAGTCCCTGTTATTGGAAAACTGGCTACGGCTGCTATTGCAGGAACTATCGGAGCTTTAGGAATAAGTAAAATAGCAAACGCATCGACCGTTGACACTGGAGTCAAACAACCACAAGTAGGTACACCGATAAAATATGATTCAAATGTGGGTGCAATCGTAAATGAAAATACAGATCAGCCCGCAAGTCAAAATCAAATATTAAGTTACATCAAAGATAACCCACTAAAAGTTACAGCAGGTACGTCTTTAGGATTTGCTGCTCCAGAAGTTCCAGGCGCTTACAAAGAAGCAAGAAAACTTGGTAGAGGTAAAGTTAGATCTGCATTGGGTATTACTGGTGCATTAAAACCTTTGCTTACTACAATTGGAACACCAGCTATGACTGGCCTACTTGAAGTGCCCATAGCAGCAAAAAGATTAGAAGAAGGTGAGAGTGCAACAGAGATTCTGACAGATCCGCTTGGACCAGCATTAGGTGTTGCATTTATGGAGCCTTTTTCTAGAGGTGCAGGTGTAATTCAAGGTGCACCAAAAAGAACAATGGCACAAGGTTTACGTAATTATTTTAATTTAAGCAATGTAGGACAAGCTAGACCAGGCCTTACTAGTAGTGTTTTAAGATTAGGAATGAGTCCAAGAATGATTGCAGGTGCCACTAGATTTTTAGGCATTCCTGGGTTATTATTAGGAACTGGATTATCTGCATATGATGCATACAAAAATTATCAAAACCAGGAGGGGTTTTTATATAACTTATTAAATAGAGATGAATAAAAGTATTTTTAGAGCATTGGGTGTATTGGCACAAAGCAAAGGTATGAATAAATACCTAAATATTTTTAAAGAAACTGGTGAGGGTATTAAAAGTCAGGGCATGGATTTTTTTAACAAGGCAATCAAACAGGTTGTCGATGAGGGAGATCAGATAGAGACAACTCTTACAACTAAAAAATATATTCACCCAGACAGACCAGATATTTTTGTTGAGGTTGATACTAGCACAGGTAATGCAAATGTTGGTCTGGTAGATCCAGAAGCTGGAGCTTTTGCATACACTGATGAGATGAAGAAAGAACAACTAATTGAATCATTAGAAGATGAAGGTCTGGGAGCTATGGGTGCAAGAGCTAGAGCTGATGAGATTTTAACTATGCGAGAAAAAGCAAAAATGATGAAAGAAATAGGTAAAAGCAAAATTAAAAACAAAAGACAAGCAATGATAGATGCCTACAATCGAATCATAAAAGAAAAAAACAAAAAAGCTGATGGTGGTAGAGTTGGTATGTTTATGGGGGGCAAACTTCCACAAGGTGCAGCGCTGCTTAGACAGATGATAAAAATGACAGCTAAAGAAAAAGGTTTAGAAAAACCTTCTGAAATGTTGAGCAAGTTTAATCCTAAAAAAATAGATAAACTTACAAATGATCCTAATTTATTATTTATGAAAGCAGATGCCAAAGAAGGTATTATGGCAACCGATAAGGTAAAACAGTTTAAAGACACGGCGCAGTCCGCAAGAGTAGATATAGTATCTTATATATTAGAGATGGCTAAAGAATTAAGAAATACAAATCTTACTTTTAAAGCACAAAATGCTGTAATGGTTGATGAAGCAGTTAGATTAGGTATGGACAGAAAACAAGCAGAATTTTTAGTAGAGGGTCTTTCAGAGAGTATAAAAAGATCTACAAAATTTCCTATGGCTGGTGCACCTAAACCAACTGACCAAGGAATTTTAGAATTAGAAACAATTCTTAAAAATTTAAAAACAGGCGGCAAACCCTCAAGATCTTTAAATGCAGATGGTGGTTACGTTGGATTAAAGGATGGTGGTGACGTGAGTTTGACAGTAATAGAAATACCTGATATTAGTGGATCGGGTGTTGAAACTTTATTCAAAAATAAATAGGATAACAAATGGCCGAGATTGACAAACCATTACCAAATACAAATCAAGCACAAACTCCAAAAGAAGAAATAATCGAAGTTGAAAATAAAAAAATGGCTGAGGTTATTGATACACCAACGGGACCTGTTGAGGTAGCGATGGATGAAATGGGTGGAGCAGAAGTTTCATTTGATCCAACTGCAGTAGATCCAGTGCAAGATCATTTTGCAAATCTTGCAGAAACTTTAGGTGATGAAATTTTAGAACCTCTTGGTGCTAAAATGGTAGAGCAATATAACGAATACAAAGAGTCTCGTGGTGATTGGGAAGATACATATCGAAACGGACTAGAACTATTAGGATTTAAATATGAAAGACGAACTGAACCCTTTAGAGGTGCGAGTGGTGTCAATCACCCTGTACTTGCTGAAGCTGTTACGCAATTTCAAGCGCAAGCTTATAAAGAATTACTCCCGTCTGACGGACCAGTAAGAACTCAAATTTTGGGAGATGTGAATGTTCCAAAAGAAGAGCAAGCTAAACGTGTAAAAGATTTTATGAATTATCAAATTATGGATCAGATGAAAGAATATGAACCAGAGTTTGATCAAATGTTATTTTATCTCCCTCTCTCAGGCTCTACTTTTAAAAAAGTCTATTACGATGATATTATTGGTAGAGCCGTGTCAAAGTTTGTACCGGCAGATGATCTGATTGTGCCATACTCTGCAAACTCATTAGAGGATGCAGAAGCTGTGATACATGTCATAAAAATTTCAGAAAATGAATTAAGAAAACAACAAGTCGCTGGTTTTTATAGAGATATAGAATTAGGAACACCACCAGTAACAGAAAATCAATTAGAAGATAAAAAATTACAATTAGAAGGAATATCTAAAGATGGTCAAGAAGATCAATACATACTTTATGAAATACATACTAATTTAGATTTAGATGGTTATGAAGATGTGGATTCTAACGGAAATGAAACAGGAATAAAACTTCCGTATGTTATAACTGTGTCTCAAGCAGGTAATAAAGTTTTATCCATTAGAAGAAATTACAAAGCTGAAGATCCAAAGAAAAATAAAATAAATTATTTTGTACAATTTAAATTCTTACCAGGCACAGGTTTTTATGGCTTTGGTTTGATACACATGATTGGTGGATTAACAAGAACTGCAACAGCAGCTCTTAGACAATTATTGGATGCGGGAACTTTGGCTAACTTACCAGCTGGATTTAAATCTAGAGGTATAAGAGTTAGAGATGATGCACAACCATTACAACCTGGTGAATTTAGAGATGTAGATGCACCTGGTGGAAATATTAAAGATCAGTTTATGACTTTACCTTTCAAGGGTCCTGACGCAACTCTATTACAATTAATGGGTGTTGTGGTATCAGCAGGTCAAAGATTTGCAGCGATCTCGGACATGCAAGTGGGAGATATGAACCAACAAGCTGCGGTTGGTACTACCGTCGCTCTTCTTGAAAGAGGCTCACGAGTCATGTCTGCGATTCATAAAAGATTATATGTTGGTTTAAAACAAGAATTTAAATTATTAGCAGAAGTATTTAAAACATACTTACCACCGGTATATCCTTACGATGTGCCAGGTGCAAGACGAGAAATTAAAGTACAAGACTTTGATGACAGAGTAGATATACTTCCTGTTGCAGATCCAAATATATTTTCACAGACTCAGAGAATTAGTTTGGCACAAAGTCAATTACAACTAGCGCAATCAAATCCTCAGATACATAATCTGTATCAAGCATATAGATCTATGTATGACGCGCTAGGTGTGAAAAATGTAAATGCAATATTACCACCACCTGCACAACCAGTGCCGATGGATCCTGCATTAGAGCATATTATGGCTATGTCACAAAAACCTTTTCAAGCTTTTCCTGGTCAAGACCACAAAGCTCACATTGATGCTCACTTAAATTTCATGAGATTAAACATGGTGCAAAATAATCCACTACTCTCAGCGTCTTTACAAAAAAATATTTTAGAACACATTAGTTTAATGGCACAAGAACAAGTTCAAATAGAATTTGTGGAAGAATTACAAGAGTTACAAATGATTCAACAACAAATGGGTGCTGTAAATCCTGCGATGATGGCTGGAATGATGCAAAATCCACAGATGATGCAGATGCAACAACGAGTTCAACAGATTACAAATCAAATAGAATCTAGAAAAGCTATATTAGTTGCAGAAATGCAAGAGGATTATGCTAAAGAAGAAGAAAAAATTACTGGTGAGTTTGCTGGTGATCCACTATTAAAGATAAAATCTAGAGAAGTTGACCTAAGAGCGATGGAAAATGAGCGAAAAGAGGAAGAAGGTCAAGAAAGATTGAATCTTGATAAGATGAAAGCAATGATGAACCAAGAAAATCAAGAAGCAAAACTAGAACAGAACGAAAAATTAGCAGGTTTACGTGCTGGAGTGTCTTTAGCAAAGCAACAAATGGCTGATGCAAGTAAAATTCACGATTTTGGTAGAAACTTTCCAAAGAAAAAGGTATAAATCATAACTTAAGGAGTTAACTATGGTTAAAAATAGAAAAAATGGTCGAGACAACGTAAAAGTTGTGCCTGAACTTGGTGCAAACTCAAAAGGAGAGCAACAAGGTGGTATTCCAGTTGAAATGACTGACCCGTATACTTCACAAGAAGTAGAAGTAAAAGGTACGAGACGTATGAGACCAGATAAAAGACCTGTAAAAGCAACTTGGTATTAAATTATGTGGTTATCGGCAATTAAATTAGCCGTCTCTGCAGGAAGTAAAATTTATGCTAACAAGCAGAAGACGAAAATGGCTATGTCAGAGGCGCAGCTTATGCACGCAACTAAAATGGCCCAAGGTCAAGAAGCTTATCAGGGTAAATTGCTAGAGGCCCGACAATCAGATTGGAAGGACGAGGCAGTTT